GGTGGATACAGAAAATGCTCTTGATGAGGCTTGGCTTCACGCATTGGGAGTCGATACAAGCGAGGATAAACTACTTAAACTCAACGTTGCCATGATTGATGACGTTGCTAAGTTGATCAGTGACTTTGTTAAAGAGTACAAGACACTGCCGGAAGATTCACGTCCAAAGGTCATGTTTGTGCTTGACTCGTTGGGCATGATGTTGACTCCCACAGACGTTAATCAGTTTGAAGCTGGTGACATGAAGGGTGACATGGGTCGTAAGCCAAAAGCATTGACTGCATTGGTTCGTAACTGTGTTAACATGATTGGTGATTTGAATATCGGACTCGTTGCAACTAACCATACCTACGCATCACAGGATATGTTTGATCCTGATGACAAGATTTCGGGTGGTCAGGGCTTCATCTATGCAAGCTCAATCGTTGTCGCAATGCGTAAACTCAAACTCAAAGAAGATGAGGATGGCAACAAAGTCAGCGAAGTCAAGGGCATTCGTGCAGCATGTAAGATCATGAAGACACGCTATGCGAAGCCATTTGAATCAGTTCAAGTTAAGATTCCATATGAAACAGGTATGAACCCATACAGTGGCATGGTTGACTTGATCGAATCAAAAGGTATGTTGAAGAAAGAAGGCAACAGTCTTGTTTACACAACCAACGACGGCGAAGTTATCAAAAAATTCCGTAAAGGATGGGAGCGCAATGATGACAACTGTCTCGACACTGTGATGATTGACATTATGCTCAACCCACATAAAGTAGATGCACAAGCTATCGTAGAATCAACAGAGGAAGCAGAAGAATGAGTATTGAAGTAGAAGTACTAAGCGAACTCTACACAATTATGAAACAGTATGTCCCTGCCAAAGATAGGCAGGAATGTGCTGACAATATCATGAGTAGCATGGCAGATTTTCTTAATGATGTTGATGTTCGTGAATTTGGCGGCACAGACGCCTCATTGAAACGTGCTCTTAAAGAGTATGTAGGTGATGAGGAAGAACCAGAAGACGATGAGTACGAAGACTGATTACTACTGTAGTCAGAAATTTTGGTGGCTATCAGTAGATCCACAGCGTAAATCGATTCAGTCTTGTTGTTCTGCGTTACCAGAAAAAGTTGATTTAAATTGGTTGAAACAGAATCCCGGGGAGTTGTTCAATTCTCCCGGGCTTTTGCACGAGCGTCAGTCTATGCTGGAAAATATCCCAGTAGTGAGTTGTCAAAGTTGTTGGCGAGTTGAAAAGTCTGGTATCCCAAGCAGACGCATAATCTTCCAATCACAAACCAAAACGCACACAGATATAAACTCATCACCGGAAATTATAAACATAAATCTCGGCAATGATTGTAACTTGACATGCTCTTACTGTTGCAAACAGTACAGTAGTGCGTGGCTAAGAGATATTAATGATAATGGGTCCTACTTTGAAGAAGACAGGTATCTTATCAATGCAGAAGACAAGTTAATCAATCGCCTGGGTCAAAAAGTAATCAAAGAAAGTTCTGCGTATCAAACGATCTTAGAAGAAGCATCGAAATACACAGAATGTAAACAAGTAGTAATATCAGGTGGTGAACCATTTTTGTATAATGGGCTTGAGAAACTTGTGGCAAGTTACTCGTCTCCTGTTGAAATATTTACAGGACTTGGGGTAGACACAAAACGATTTAAGCGTATACTTGATTTGTTACCAGAGTCAGTTACCTTTTCAGTAAGCGCAGAGAATACTGGGCAGCTATACGAGTTTAATAGATACGGTAATACATGGGATAACTTTCAGAGAAATCTTGAGTTGCTTTCAAATAGAAAGTATAGATTCTGTAGTGTAATCAGCAATACAACAATTCATGGTTACAATGAGTTCTTTAAAGAATTTGGTACTATGGGTGATCAGATAAACATTTGTAATGACCCACTGTATCTTGCGCCCAACGTAATAGATGCACATAGTAAATCACAATTGATGTTTGATAATCCAGAGATTAATTTGTCAATTATGGCACAGTGTGACATGCAGCAATCATTACAAGCAAAGCAGTACATCAAAGAATTTGCACGTAGAAGAAATCTAAGTCTAAAAATATTCCCAGAAAGTTTTCAAGAGTGGCTAAATGAAGAAGTTCTTTCCAATTAAAACTGAAACAGCTTGCCAGCTAAAGTGGAATTGGAGTTCTATCTATCTTCACGAAGGCTCTACGAACAGTTGTCACAGAGTAAACAAGACAATCATGCAGTTGGATGAGTTTGACAACTTCCACAACTTGCCAAAAAAACTTGCTGACAGAGAATTGATGCTAAAGGGTCAATGGCCCCAAGGTGGATGCGAATACTGCAAGAAGATCGAAGACGCTGGAGGAGTAAGCGACAGGCTATTTCATCTAAACATACCTGACATGGTGCCAAAAGAGTTAGATGATGCCATCACAACTACAATAACACCCAAAGTCGTGGAAGTTTACTTTGATAATGTCTGTAACATGAGTTGCATTTACTGTAGCAACTTATACAGTAGCAAGATTCAACAAGAGAACGTCAAGTTTGGTAGATATGAACAAGATGGGCTTGTGATCGATAACACCCATACAAGACACCCTGACTTCAAAGCAATGACAAACAAGTTTTGGGATTGGATGGAACTGCATTATGCAGATATCAACCGATTACAAGTACTCGGGGGAGAACCATTCTATCAAGCTGAGTTTGACAGATGCATGGAATTTCTGTACAATCATAAAAATGTCAGCCTTGAGTTTAACGTAGTCAGTAATTTGATGATCGCACCAGACAAGTTTAAAGAACGTATCATGCAGATACGTGACTTGGTGGCAAAGCGTAAGATTAAACGATTTGATCTTACTGCAAGCATTGATTGCTGGGGACCTGAGCAAGAGTACATTCGATATGGATTGAATCTTGAACAGTGGCGTGAGAATTTTGAGTTTCTTGTATCGCAAAAGTGGATAACACTGAATATCAATCAAGTGATTTCAGCATTGTCGGTGCCAACGATACCTGAACTTATTAAATACGTTAATCAATTCAGAGATTCACGAGAGATTGGGCATTACTTGATTACAGTCAACTTGCCCTCTTACTTGAATCCCGATGTGTTTGGTTGTAACTTCTTTGACTTTGATAGTATTCTGTCAGTGATGCCAGAAGACACTTGGCAACAGCGTGAGATTAAGCAGTACATGATGGGTGTAAAAGCTCAGATCAACAGCAGTAGTCGTAACGTGGCAGAGTTGAAGAAGATGAAGTTGTATCTTGATGAGATTGACAGACGTAGAAATTTAGATTGGCGAACAACATTCCCTTGGTTAGTGAAAGAATTAGATAATGTGGTATAACAAAGTAGTAGCAGACTTGAGCGAAATCCCGAACTTCATAGATTACTATGAGAATCAACTTATGGCGGCTAAGGGTGAAATCAGTATCCGCGGCAACGTAGAGAAGGCACTAAGCAATTTGCCGGGCTTAACCGAGTATCGTTTCAATCAGCTACAAGAGATTGAAGCTATCCTTAACTACTTGAATATTCAGTTACGCAAGATTCGTCAGAAACACTATAAGAAGTACCTCGAAGGGTATGCTCGTGCGTTGACCAGTCGTGATGCTGAGAAGTATGCGGAAGCAGAAGACGAAGTGATCGACATGGAGACGATTATTAATGAGGTGGCATTGTTGAGAAACAAATGGCTTGGTGTCATGAAAGGCATTGAAAGCAAGAACTTCATGCTTGGTCACGTTGTTCGCCTACGCACTGCTGGTATGGAGGATATCAGTGTTTAAGAATCCCGAAGAAAGTCACGAACACAGTCTTGATGTGTTGAATATGCTGTATCAGTATGACAGCTTTCTCGACAGTCTTGAAGTAATCGCTGATATGGGATGTGGTAGTGGGCTCGATGCTCAATGGTGGGCGCAGTTGACAACACGTGATGACCCTCCGGAGCCACATGACTACATTGTTTATGCAGTAGACAAAGATATTTCAAAAATAGATGATGCGATTCTAAAACAGAACCATAGAATTCTGACTTTCCAGAATGATTTCAATGTGGTAGCACTCCCACGACAAGTTGACTTGATGTGGAGTCATGATAGCTTTCAATTCAGTACAAATCCATTAGCAACACTGAGGCATTGGAATTCATTAATGAATGAAAATGGTATGCTGGTTCTCAACGTACCCATGCAAACTACATACAGTTACGACAGATTGCAAACACGTAGTTTTAGTGGAACTTACTTCACTTATAATATTTGTAATTTGACGTACATGCTTGCAGTCAACGGGTTCGACTGTAGAGACTGCTATAT